GCCATTATTCTGGCCCACCAGCGCAAAAATTTACGCGAAGGAAAAGCCCCTTATGGGGGCTAACCTAAAATGTAGATCTTAATGCGTTTATACCCGTCGACACCCGGTAGAGTGTCAACTAAGGAGACCTTCCCACTTACTCTACTGTACACAGCATCTTCTCGTTCAGGGCGGAAAGCCCCGGCTCGAAGGTGCGCCTTATGAAATCGTTTCGCAAAGCGAAAACGACTCATGCTCGATTGGTCATCGAGCATAGGCAAAGGAGAAGAAACTTCCCCTTTCATGTAGATAGAATAGGAGGGATACACGTAGTCGGCCCCTAGCTTGTAAAAAGCTTTCTTGGGCTTATACGTGTAAGTCTCGAAGGTAAAACCCGACCAACCTCGCTGCCTGTTAAGAGGACACGGTTCGTAGTCACCGATAAGGTGACCGTCCCCGTATCCATCAGGCCCCCAAAGCACAAGACTTTCGTCGAGCACCTCAAGGAGAAGTGAAGCTAGCTCCGGCTGCCCCGCTCTAACCCAAAAGTTATGAAGCGTAAAGCATGTATGACCGGATAAGGCGTCCTTTATATAACAAGGACGGACATTGATTCCGCTAAAGTAGTCTTTTCCGCACGATTCACGGAAAGGCCCAGAAAAGAAGCTCTTCTCTGCATTAAGTAGGAACCCGCAGCAATGCAGGACTTTCTTAAGTAAGGGAACAGCATGTACGGGTATGACGATATCGTCGCCGTAGACGCTAATCGATGAAGGCTCATTTTCAGCACAGGCGAATGCCAATGCGTAGAAAATGAGGCTCTCTAAAGGAAACGTAAAACCGTTTCCCATCGACGAGAACTTCTGGAGCTTCATTCTGCCATCCGGAGTAGAAGCTGAACCTGTCCTCAAAGAAGACAGAAACAGCCACCAATCTACCGGTAAAAGGTCTTCAACGACCTTCATGGCAATCGTGTCTGAAGCACTACTTAGGTCGAGTGTTGCTAAAGCACCCGTTAACGACCCCTCTCTTGCAAGCTCTTGATTTCGAGCCTGATTTGAGAGATCGACCCCGAACGATCTGAGACGAGAAGCCATATAGTCGCCGATACCAAGCTGACACATTGAGTTCAGCATTGGTTCGACGGAAATGGTCCTATCTGTCTTAGCGTTCTTGCGGACGAAGTCGATGCGTCCCTCATGAATGAGGACTTCAACATCGGTTACGTTTGATGGGCCATCATCATGGACCCACGCCGGTAACTCCGCTAACAAATCCGGGAGGATTTGGATAGCGTCTTCACTACAACAGAAGCTCTGCGACAGCTTACGCCTAGCAGAGGCATTTTTCTTCTTAACCTGAGTTGTTGCTCCGGGTCCGAACCTTAGCTTTAAATCGGATAACGCGGGCAGATCTCCCAAGATAGAAGCAATTTTACGCTGTGCTTTGAATAAAGCACTTTCAACGTCCAAGGGGAAGAAGAACCCCCCAGAATGCTTCAACCGGAAAATCTGATTCGTCTCCAAACAAAGCTGTTCGGCCTCTTTGGCCTTGGCCCAGGCTACAGCCTTAGTGTCAACCCCAATATCAAGGTCACGGCGTTTGTTGAAGAACGCCAGCACTTGACGAAGGGCACGATAACTTTCGACTGTTTCCTGGTTAACATCAAGTTCAAAGAGACACAGACTCTTATAGTCTTGAGCTTCAACGAAGCTCTTAACACGAAGGGCCTGCTCTGAAGGGTGGTTAATCCCATCCAGAAGTCTCGCAGCGAGAGGGAAGAGAACCTGATTTGTCTCATTTGTAGAGAGACATTGGTCCCAGCGATATAATCGCATAAGATCTCCTTTAAGTTGGAAAATCCGGGATGTATGCGCAACTTACGTTGGCATTACAAGCTGATCGAACAGCTCCGAGAACGGACCCGCCGTCGCTGCAGCGACCGAAGTGGAAATATTCCCACTTGCGTTCACCATCAGTTGACGGGCAAGCCGGCGATCGGTCACCATTGATCTTTTGTGCAAAAACGCGGTCGTGATGAACGTGTTTTCGTACGC